CCTTTTGATGCTAGTCAATTTGGTCTTGGATTTAGTTTTATGGGTGGTCAACCACAACAACAACCGCCAGTTGCAGATAACCCCAATGTCCCTGAGATTATGACTCTTTATGGTCCTAACGGAGAAATAAGAACATTTAACATGCCTCTCAGTGAAGCAGATGCTGCAGAAGTAGCTCGACTAAAAGAGTTAGGATACTCAGAGACAAAGGCTGTAACAACTACTCCTGTTACAGGAGGAGGTGGAGGTAGTTCAAGACCACCAGTAGAAACAGATCCTAATGCTTGGGCAAAAAATATTACAGACCCTACAGCATGGGTAGATGAAAATCTAGGTAAAAAACCTGAAGGTCCTTTTGATTTATTTAAACTAGGTGAATCCGTAGCACGAACAAGAGCACTAGCTATTATTGCAGAGTCAGAGGGTAATACTGAGTTAGCTGACTCATTTCGTGCTAAAGCAAGACAAGTGGTAGAAGACAACAAAGCTTTACAGTTTGTTCCTGAAGGTGGGATGAACGGAACGTCAATTGCTTCTGCATTACTTAAAGACAGAAATATAGTGGACAATATCTTTAAAACTAAAACTCCTGATCCTGCACCTAGTGCTCCAGTTCAAACTCAAAATGTAGATGAACTAAGAACAAAGATACAAAAAGATAAAAAGAAAAAAACAAGTTTAGCAAAAACTAAAACTACAGCCATAAAGTCAGAGGCCAAAAAAACTGGAAAATCTATAGCACAAATTGGAAGAGAAAAAGCACCATCTTCTAAAGGTAAAACAGCAGCACAAAAAGCTAAAGATGAAGGTGATCCAAGAGCAGGTTTAATGAATAAAGGTGGACTAATGAATAAAAAGGGCGACAAGTAAACAATAACTATAAGGCTACCCAGGAATAGTTCCTGGCCCCAACATAAAGGAGAACTTTAAATGCCTGAATTAACTGAAATGGAGAAACCAAAGACTGCAGGTTTTGTAGATCGTGGATATAACCACGCTAGAAAACAAAAGCGTATGGAAGAGGAAGAGGCAGAGATTGCCCGACTAGAAGCAGAGGCTCGTGGTGAAGAAGTTACTGAGAGTGAATCCAGTGGCGAAGATACTGAGAACACCGAAGTACAAGCAACAGACGATTCCAAACAAGAAGAAACCAAAGAGGAAACCGAAGCACAGGAAGACGATAGTAGCCTGAGTGCTGAAGAGAAATCTTTTAAGAAACGTTACGGTGACTTGCGTAGGCATATGCAAGACAAAGAGAAAGAGTGGAATGAAAAACTTAAAGCTCTAGAAATAAAAAGTAAACGTGAAGGTATTATTCCCCCTAAGTCTGATGAAGACATAGAGAAGTGGGCAGAACAATATCCAGACGTTGCAGGTATCGTTGAAACCATAGCAGCTAAAAAAGCTCAAGAGATGTTCAGTAAAGCTGAATCACGTCTACAAGAATTAGATGAAGCTCACTCTGAAGCGCAAAGAGTAAAAGCAGAAAACATGATTCGTAAGTCTCATGAAGACTTTGACGAGTTAAGAGAATCAGATCAGTTTCACGACTGGGCAGACAGCCAACCTAAATGGGTTAAGGATGCACTCTATGAAAATATGGATGATCCTGCCTCAGTTGTTCGTGTAATAGATCTATATAAGATTGATAACGGTATGACCGTTGCAGCTAAAAAACAATCTAAGAAAGCTGCAGCATCTACTGTTGCAAAAGGAACTCGTGCTTCTATTGATGCAGAGGGCGCACAAGGCACTATCAAAGAGTCTGATGTAGCCAAGATGTCTGATAAGGAGTTTGAGGAAATGCAGGACAAAATAAACGAAGCAATGCGTAAAGGCAAGTTTGTTTACGATGTTTCGGGTTCTGCAAGATAATTAGTTGACATATTTAAAGTCATCTATATAACTACCAGTATCTGACTTGAAGCCTCCGAAAGGACTACCTTCAAAGATACTTTTCATAAAAAGTCTAAACTACAAAGAACTACCTGGACAAGTATAGGCCCAGTGGTATTAGGTAGCGCAACCTAATGCTAACTGCACCCTAGAAAACGTACAGCCTCTTTCAGATGTTTAAGCTTTCTTCATAAGCCAAATATCATGGAGGATTTAACAATGGCTTTTCAAACCGCATCGGGTTACGGTAATTTACCTAACGGTAATTTTAGTTCCGTAATCTACTCCAAGAAAGTGCAACTTGCATTTCGCAAGAGCACTGTCGTAGGAGACATAACTAACTCTGATTATTTTGGGGAGATTTCTGCCCAAGGTGATACAGTGAAAATTATCAAGGAGCCAGAAATTTCTGTAAGCGCCTATGCTAGGGGTACGCAGGTTTCAGCACAAGACCTTGATGACGAAGACTTCTCTTTAGTTGTCGATAAAGCAAACTACTACGCTTTTAAAATCGATGATATAGAAGAGGCACATAGTCATGCGAATTTTATGCAGCTTGCAACTGATCGTGCTGCATATCGTTTGGCTGATCAGCATGACCAAGAAGTTCTTGGTTATTTGTCTGGTTTTAAACAGTCTGCTTTACACGCAAATGCAGGTACAGCAAATGACGTAGTGAACGGAACTAAAGCTGTTTCAACAGCAGGTTCAGACGAATTGTTGACATCAATGAAACTCCGTAAGGACTCATTTGGCAACATCACAACTGGCTCTGCAGGAGATCACTCAATTCCTGTAGCGGCACGTCTACCAGGTGCAACAGCACTACCAACAGCAACTGTTTCTCCTGCCATGATTGTGGCACGTATGAAACGTTTGTTAGATCAACAACAAGTTGATTCACAAGGTAGATGGCTTGTGGTTGACCCTGTGTTTATGGAAATAATGGCCGATGAGGACTCAAGGTTCTTAAACGCTGATTTCGGTGAATCAGGTGCTCTACGTAATGGTTTAGTAATGAACAATATGCATGGTTTCAGAATGTATGTTTCCTCAAACCTTCCTTCAGTAGGCACAGGTCCAGGAACTACAGGTGATGCAAACCAAAACAGTAACTTTGGTGTTATTGTTGCAGGTCATGACTCAGCCGTAGCTACTGCAGAGCAGATCAGTAAGACTGAAACATATCGTGACCCTGACAGCTTTGCTGACATTGTTCGTGGTATGCATCTATACGGCAGAAAGATTCTTCGTCCAGAAGCAATCGTAACTGCTAAATACAACGCAGCGTAAGGGAGGATTGACTTATGGCTACTTATGATATGACTTCCTCAGCTACTGTAGGTGTTGACGCTAACAGCATTGCAGCAGCTACCTCACGTTATCAAGCGATGGGGATGTACATGCGTGAAGCACGTTTGGACATTGCCAAAATGGTAGAAGATGGATACTCAAACGCAGATGGAGACATCTTCCAACTTCTAGAAATACCTGCTAACACATTAGTCTTGTTTGCAGGTGCTGAAGTTGAAACTGCTTTCAACGGTACATCACCAACTGTAGATATTGATTTTGCAGCAGGTGATGACATTGTTGACGGTGGTGATGTTACTTCTACTGGCTTTTTGGCTCAAGGTACAAACGGTCAATCTATGGTTGTTAGCACTGCTGATGCCTCTACATTTACACAGCACGTAACAACTACAGACACAATTGACGTTAAGTTAATTGCAGGTTCTGCAGATGTTACATCTGGTATCCTACGTGTTATTGCATGTTGCATTGACACAGGCCCAAGAGGTGGACGTGCTCCGACTGAAGTGGATCGTGATCTACTAGCATAACTACTTTAAGGGGCAGGGCAACTTGCCCCTTTAACCTTATCTAAGGGATTTTTTTATGGCAACTTATATAACACTGGTTAATCAACTTTTAAGAAGATTAAATGAAGTTACACTAGATACTGCAGGTGAAGGGTTTACTACAGTACGTAATGTGCAAGCACTTGCCAAAGATGCTATTAATAACTCCATTAGAAATATAATACAAACAGGACAAGAGTTTCCTTTTCTTAAAACAACACAGACGCAGACACTAGTAGCAGGAACAAGACAATATGATTTTCCTACTGATTACTCTAGTGCTGACTGGGAAACTTTTTACATTAAAAAATTAACGTCTGTTGATAACACCCCAATGCATCTACCGACTATAAATTATGATGAGTACATTCAAAGGTATAGACATTTTGATGATACAGGGGATCAGACAGGTATATCTGCTCCCACACTTGTTTATAAGACTAACGAAGAAAAGTTTGGAGTTACTCCTATTCCTGATAACGCATATCAGATAGAGTATGTGTATTACTTTTTTCCTTCAGATCTATCTGCTTTTAATGATATATCTTTTATACCAGATAGATTTAATCACGTAGTCATAGATGGTGCTATGATGTACATGATGAGATTTAGATCTAACGAACAGAGTGCTGCAATGCATCAACAAAATTTTGAAGATGGCGTAAAAATGATGCGAAGAGTTCTTATAGATGACCAGTTAAGGGTAAGATCAACTGTGGTTGATAGAATTAACTCTTCCAATCAGGTATTGGGTAGAGTTTTATAATGGCAGATAATTTAGCTTCCTTTAAAGTCTTCTGTCAAGGTGGGCTGAACACTAGTAGAGATGTGTTATCCCAAGGCGAAACTGCACCTGGTTCTGCTATAAAGCTTACAAACTATGAGCCATCTGTTACTGGCGGTTATCGTAAGATAAATGGATTCAGTAATGACTTTGGAACAGTAACAGGTACAGGAAGTGTTCTTGGAGTCTGCGTAGCTAACGGTATTAATGATGGCATACTAGCCTGTCGAACTCCTTCTAGTGGTAATAATTATTTACATAAATGGAATAATTCTACAAGTGCATGGGATGCCATAACTACTTCTGGATCACCTACTATGTCGGGTGTAACAAAAGTTAGATTTACTAGATATAATTTTGGATCACCAAAAGTTGTTTTAACAGATGGAGTAAACCCTGCAGCTACTTATGATGGCAGCACATATACACAAATTACTCATTCAGACGCACCAACCGATCCAAAATTTTCTGCAATATTTCAAAATCATTTATTTTTAGCAGGTGATCCTGCACACCCAACTAAGTTATTTTTTAGTGCTCCACTAGCAGAGACAGATTTTACTGCAGGTAATGGGGCAGGTGTAATAAATGTAGGTTTTCCTATAGTTGCTATTAAAGTTTTTAGAAATGAATTATTTATATTTGGTACAACTAATATTAAAAAATTATCAGGCACTGCATTAGCTAATTTTGTATTACAAACTGTTACAGATGATCTTGGATGTTTAGCTACTGACAGTGTTATAGAAATTGGTGGTGATTTATTATTTTTATCTCAAGATGGTTTACGTCCAATATCAGGTACAGATAAAATTGGTGACGTTAATTTAGAAACAGTATCTAAAAATATTCAATCTATTTTTACTGATGTTGTATTTGATATTGATCTTGAAGGTCTTAATGCAGTAGTAATACGACAAAAAACACAATTTAGATATTTTTTTGGTGCAGCAGATTCACAAGGTATTATTGGTGGATTTAGAGAAACTCCTAACGGACTAAAGTTTGAGTACAGTCAGATACTAGGTATTACAGCTACCTGTGCAGACAGTGGATACATAGGACAAAACGAATTTGTATTACATGGAGATAGTACAGGTAAAGTTTACAGACAAGAAAGAGGTAACAACTTTGGAGGAAGCGATATATTTAGTGCTTTCCAAACTCCTTACTTGTATATGCAAGACCCAGAGCAACGTAAAATATTTTATACTATAGCAACTTATTTACGTTCTGAAGGCGATAATGAAATATTAATGTCAGCAGTATATGATTACGAAGATGTAAATGTATTAAACCCCAATGACTTTACAGTAAGTAATGAAAATGCTGCTGCCTATTATAACGAGGCTGCGTATGCTGCTGCTGATGCTACTAGTGGTTCTGTTTACGATGGTAGTCCTGCGCCTATACGAAGAACAAATGTGTCAGGATCAGGCAAGTCAATATCAATAAGATATGTTACAAACGATACAAAACCTTCACACAGTATACAAGGTTTGGTAATTACATTTGGGGTAGGAGATAGGTTATAACATGGCAGGTTATTCAAGACAATCCGCATCAACTATACAGCCTAATGAAGTCATTAAAGCTGCACCAGTAAACGCAGAGTATAACGCAATACGAGATGCGTTTGCTTTATCTGGTGGTCACAAACATGATGGTAGTTCTACTGAAGGTGCATACGTACCTCTCATAGCTGATACTGATGCTTTAAACAAAATAGCGGTAGACACTAGTAACAATAGACATGGGGTGTTTGTTGAGGTTTCTTCTTCAGCAGTTGAACAGGTTAGGTTTCAAGATGGTGTAATCGTGCCTGTAACAGATAATGATATAGACTTAGGTACAAGTTCTGTAGAGTTTAAAGATTTATATTTAGATGGAACAGCTACAGTAGACACACTTCAAGTAGACGAGAATGCTACAGTAACAGGTAACCTTACTGTAAATGGAAACACTACTCTTGGTGATGCAGATTCAGACACTGTTACTGTTACTGCCGATGTTGCCTCTCCTCTTATACCTTCTGCTGATAATACACATGACCTTGGTGCTGTAGGTTCTGAGTGGCGTAATCTTTATGTTACTGGAACTGCTAACATAGATGCTCTTGTAGCTGACACTGCTGATATAAATGGTGGTACAGTTGATGGTGCAGTTATTGGTGGTAGTAGTGCTGCTGCAGGTAGTTTTACTACAGTAGGCTCTTCTGGTTTAGCTACATTAAACTCACTTACAGTAACAGGTGCTACTGCTCTTAACGGTGGTCTTACTATGGACACCAACAAGTTTACTGTCGCAGATACAAGTGGTAACACTGCAATAGCAGGTACGTTAGATGTTACAGGTCAAACAACTGTTGCTAATTTTACAGCCACAGGAACTACTATATTACCTGCTACATCTTTTGGTGATAATAACATTACTAATGTTGGAGACATTGCTCTAGATAGTATTAGTGCAGATGACTCTACTATTACTATTACAGGTAATACTACATTTGCTGATGGTTCTTTTAACTTTGATATAGCTTCTCATGACGGTACAAACGGCCTTGCGCTTGGTGGTGTTGTAGTGACAGCTAGTGCAGCAGAGTTAAATAAATTAGATGGTGTAACTGCAACGACTGATGAGTTAAACATATTAGACGGTGACACTTCAGCTAGTTCAGTAACTTTAGCAGATGCAGATCGTTTTGTAGTAAACGATGATGGCACAATGAAGCAAGTTGCAGCTACAGCTATCTCTACTTATGTAGGAAGCTCTATTACATCATTATCAAATCTTACGACTACAGGTGCTCTTAACTCTGGTTCTATTACATCTGGTTTTGGTAGTATTGATACTGGTTCTAGTACAATTACTACTACAGGAAATATTACTGGTGGTAACATTATAATATCTGACGGTGGTAATATAGGTTCAGCTAGTGACACAGATGCAATAGCCATTGCTTCTGGTGGTAACGTTACTATGAGTCAAGACTTAATTGTCACAGGAGACTTAACTGTTAATGGTACAACCACTACAGTAAACAGCACAACTGTTACAATAGATGATCCTGTTTTTACTATTGGAGGTGATACAGCCCCTGGATCAGATGACAACAAAGATCGTGGTATAGAATTTAGATACCATACAGGTTCTGCTGCTAAAGTAGGATTTTTTGGTTTTGATGACAGTGCAGGTAAATTTACATTTATACCAGATGCAACAAATAATAGTGAGGTTTTTTCAGGTACTGCAGGAACAATTGTAGCAAATCTTGAGGGTGCTGTTACAGGAAATGCTTCAACTGCTACAGCATTAGCAAATGCTAGAACTATAGCAGGTCAATCTTTTGACGGCACTGGTAATATATCTATAGCCCCTACAGATTTAACAGGGGTAAACTCTACTGCTGCTGAATTAAATATTATGGATGGTGACACTTCTGCTACGTCAACTACACTTGCAGATGCAGATAGAGTTGTTGTTAATGATGACGGCACTATGGTTCAAGTAGCCCTTACTGATTTTGAAACATACTTTGAAGGAGCTTTAGACACCCTTAGTAACGTAACAACGGTAGGTGCTCTTAATGCAGGTAGCATAACAAGTGGTTTTGGAGCTATAGACAATGGCTCTAGTGCAATTACTACAACAGGCACTATAACTTACGGTAGTTTATCTGATGGTACAATTACTGTAACTGCTTTTGTTGATGAAGATGATATGGCATCTGACAGTGCTACACTTATTCCTACGCAACAATCTGTAAAAGCTTACGTAAACTCAGTAGCAAGTTCTGCTAACAATGTCACAGGTCTTAATGCCACAGGTGCAGAGCTTAACGCAGTTGCAGATTTTAGTGCAGTAAGTGTTGATACAAGTACAGCTATAGCTAACAACGATGCTATACTAATGTTTGATAACGGTAATGAAATAGGTTATCGTGATGTAGATTTACTTGATACTTACTTTGCAGGAACAACTAAAACTCTAACAAATAAAACTCTTACATCTCCTACTATTACATCTCCTACTGTAACTGGTCTTCACCTTAACGACTCAGGTTTTACTGTAGAGGGTTCTAGTGAAGATGGTAACGAAACTACAGTTAGTTTTACAAACCCAACTGCTGACAGAACAATTACAATGCCTAATGAAACAGGTATTGTATTATTAAAAGATAGTGCTACAGGTTCTGTACAATTACCTGCAGGAACTACAGCACAAAGATCAGGTTCTCCTGCAAACGGTATGATTCGTTACAATACTGATGATGATGCATTGGAAGTTTACAAAGGAGGTGCTTGGGGTCTTGTTGGTAGAAACAGACAAACAGCTTCTACATCAAGCACTTCACAAACAGCTATTGCAACCTATACAGCTTCTTCATCATTAGGTATTGAGATTACTGTTATAGCTACAGATACAGTGGCTACAGAAAGAACAATAACAAAGCTGCTTGTAACACACGATGGATCGACAGCAGTAGCTACACAGTACGGTGAGATAAACACTGCAACTGCTATGGCTAGTTATGATGTAGATATAAATAGTGGTAACGTAAGATTGCTTGCAACAGCAGCATCATCAAATGCAACTAACTTTACAGTCAATGCGGTTGTATTAGACTAATAAAAAGCCAAGTGGAGAGTGAAGCATGGCAAACGATAAAGATTTTAAAGTAAATACAAGTATAAAACCTAAAAGATATCTTGAAACTTTGGGTACTATTACGTCAGGTACTGAAGGACCAAGTGGTACATTTAGTACAACACTTTATTCAGGCTCTGGTAGCAATCAAGATATTAATACTGGTATAGATTTATCAGGTAGTAATGAAGGTTTAGTTTGGACTAAAAGAAGAGATAGCACTGGTGATAATTTCTTTTTTGATACACTAAGAGGCACTGAAACTTTTTTATTAGCTAATAGCGTTAACAATGAAAAAGGACCATCTATAGCGTCTGCTCAAGATACTATAACAGCATTTAATAATAATGGTTTTACAACAGGGTCAAGCTCTAATACAAACAACAGTGCAGGTACTTTTTTAGCATGGACCTTTAAATCTTCTGCTAATTTTTTTGATATAATGACTTATACAGGAAATGGAAGCAACAGAACTATTAGTCATAACTTAGGAGAATCTCCTGGTATGATTATAACCAAAAGACGTAATTCAACTGGTAATTGGAATATATTTCATAGGTCTTTAGGTGCATCAAAATATATAATGTTACATAGTTCAGATGGTGAAAAATCTCTTGGTACTATGTGGAATAATACAGTGCCTACTAGTACAGAGTGGTCTTTAGGAACTAGTGCTAATGTAAATGTAAGTTTTGGAACTTATATAGCTTATGTTTTTGGTCATAATGATCACACTGTTCATTGTTCAAGTTACACAGGTGCAGGTAGTACTGATGTAACAGTTACAACTGGTTTTGAGCCTCAGTGGATAATGATAAAAAAATCTTCTGCTGATGGTGATCAATGGATTATTTTTGATGATCAAAGAGGTATTGCAGGTAGTGGCGGTAATGATTCTAGACTTTTTGCTAATCTTGATAACTCAGAAACAACTTCTACAGATTACATAGAAACTACATCATCAGGTTTTAAAGTTACAGGAACATCAGGAGATGTTGCAACTGATGGTGCTACTTATATTTATATGGCAATAGCTAAAACAGCAGATGTAGATAACTTAGATCTATCTACTGGCTCAGTATTTAATTATACACCTACTGCAAGTAAAAAAGTTAAAATAAGTAACCCTGCAGCATCAGGTACAAACTCTGGTGCTACTTTAATTTACAATGGTGGTACAACAGCTTCTTTTGATTTAGCTAATGCAAGCTATGAAAGTAAAACATTAGATGTATCATCTCAAACTAATCAGCCTGCAGGTCTTGCATTTAAACATGATGGAACAAGACTGTTTTTGAATAGCGGCACAATATTTCAGTATGATTTAACTACACCTTTTGATATTTCAACAGCCTCTGTAGTAAGCGGATCATACACTGCAGGTGGATCTGGAGGATTAGTACTTAGTCCTGATGGTACTAAACTTTTCTATGCAGAAGCTGTCAATGACGGAATAGGAGAAGTAGCTCTTTCAACTCCTTTTGATCTTAGCACTGCTGTATCACCTGTAACAACTTTTTTAGATACACAGCCTCAAGATGGTGGTACATTTGGTCTATGTTCTAATGAAGATGGCACTAAATTTTACATGGTTGGTTTTAATACAGATACTGTATATCAATATAATTTAACTACAGGATTCGATCTTACCACAGCAAGTTTTGCAAATAAAAGTTTAAGTGTAAGCGCTCAAGATAATCTCCCTACAGCTGTTGCAATAAACACTGATGGAACTAAGCTTTTTGTTTTAGGTACAAGCGATAAAGTATATCAGTATAATTTATCAACACCTTTTGATGTTAGCACTGGATCATTTGCTAGTGTTGAGTTTTCTGTTGCAAGTCAAGCTACTGGTCCACAAGGATTAGTTTTTGCAAATTCTGGTACAAAAATGTACGTTGCAGATACTACTAATGATTCAATATTTCAGTATTCAGTTGGCAGTGGAGGTGTTAGTACAACATACCATAGTAGTATAAAATTTTCACGAGGCACAGCCCCTACTTCTCCTGCTTTAGGTGAAACAGATATAATTACATTTGATACAACAGATGGGGGTACAACTTACCTTGCATCTCATGCGATAGATGGGGCTAAAAAATAATGGCTAATGATAAAGACTTTGTTGTAAGTAAAGATGTAGAGATTGGTAAAGATAGTAAAGTTACTATTGGAACTATATCAAGCAACACTCTTGATTTATCTACAGGTAATTTTTTTACAGATACACCTGCAGGTGCGGTTACTTACACATTTAATAATCCAGGTACAGTACAAACATTTCAAATGAAACTTACTGGTGGAGCTTCAGCAGCAATTACGTGGCCTAACTCAGTAAAATATGAGGGTGGCACAGCACCTGTTGCACCTGGAAATGGTGAAATAGATACGCTAACATTTACGACAGATGACGGTGGTACGACTTATATTGGTGTACTAACTGGTCATAATTTAAGCTAATACTGGAGAGCGAAAGTATATGGCCACAACTAACTTTAAAATAAAAAACGGATTGTTATCTAAAAGATACTTGCAAAATAAATCTGCTGTTAGTACTTCAAGTTTTACTACAGGAATAACCTCTCTTATTTTACAAACTACTGGAGATAACAGTAGTTGGGTACAAAAAACAACAGATATTTCTGCGTATGGTGGGGCTACCGTAAGGCCAGTGTATTGGTATGATATGATTGCAAGTGTATTTACAGCAGATCTGCAATTAGATAATATTGTTGTTGGTAACGAAACTTATACTTTTACCAATAATGCTACAGGTTGGCAAACTACCCAATCAAGCACAAATATAGGAAGTTATAGTGCTGCAAATTTTCATAATGTTGGAGCAGGTACAGCAGGAGGAAGAGTTTATAGAGACTCAGGAGGAACTCCTTCTAGTGGCACAGGATCTACCACAGATGCAGATGGATCTAGTACTGGTCATTATTTATATTTTGAAACTTCATCTCCTGCTAACAGTTCATTTTATAATTTTCTTCTTAGAGGACCAGAAGTAACATTACCAATTAATAATCCTACTTGGAGTTGGTTTGAAAATAGAACAGGTACAAATGTGGGCAATCTTAATGCCTATCTTGATATTATAGGTGGTACGACTGCAACTTTAGATTTAAGTCAAGGAAGTTATTTTACATTTTCATTAGGGTCATCAGTAACAGCAGTTTTTTCAAATCCACCTGCTTCAGGACCAGGAGGAATCCCCTCTAAAGCTTACTCTTTTGCTTTAGAAGTAGTAGCTTCGGGAGATTATACAATTACTTGGCCTGATTCAATAAAGTGGGAGGGTGGTAGTGCCCCTGCTAATACAGCGTCAGGGGCAACAGATTTGTATACATTTATAACAATCAATGGTGGTACTACGTACTTCGGTAAAAAAGCTTTAACAGGAGTATCATAATGTCACTTAGTAAAATGATAATGAGTCAGTCTGCAAATCAAGGCACAGGTGCAACTTTAGATGTAGATGATGTGTTTAGCACGTTTGTATATGACGGAACTGGTTCTGCACAAACGATTACAAACGACATTAATCTAAGTGGCGAAGGTGGATTGGTTTGGTCTAAAGCTAGAGACCAAGCATATGTTCATGGTTGGTATGACACAGAAAGAGGTATTTCAAAGTATCTTAATAGTGCATCAGCCTCTGGGCAACAATTAAACTTTAGCACTGAAGGCCTTAATGCGTTTAACAGTAATGGATTTACCCTAGGAACAAACAATGACGGTAGCAATGTTATAAACGCATCAGGAACGGAATATTGCACTTGGACATTCCGCCAAGCTCCTAAGTTTTTTGATATGGTTAAAGTAACAACAAGCTCTGGGACGAATACAATAAGTCACTCTTTAGGTCAAACTCCAGGCATGATTATATCAAAAGCTACTGGTTTTAGTAATCTGTGGTATGTTTGGCATAGATCAAATTCTACTGGTAATTTAGTTTTAAATAGTTCAAATGGAACATCATTTTTTACTGGCGCTATTTTTGGGAATGGAATTTCAGAGGTTGTTCAGCCAACTTCTACTGAATTTACTTTTTATAGTGCGGGTGGAGAGCATATTTTTTATATTTTTGCTCACCACAACAATGATGGTGAGTTTGGGCCAAATCAAGACCAAGATATTATCAAGTGTGATAGTTATACTGGCAATGGTAGTAGCACTGGGCCAAGTGTTAATCTAGGATTTGAGCCTCAGTGGGTTATGGTAAAAAATTTAGATACCAACGGATATGGTTGGATTATATCCGATGCTATGAGAGGTTTTAATGTAACAGATACTGTAAATTTAGAAGCCAATTCCTCCGATTCTGAAACCACAGCCGATATCGGTCATTGGGCTGAACCTACATCGACAGGATTTAAATTAGTCAGTAATTCTGTCTCCTCAAATGCAAATGGCACAAATTATATTTACATGGCAATACGCAGAGGCCCACTAGCTGCACCTACTAGTGCAAGTCAAGTTTTTAATACAAACCCTGCCGTAGGTGCGTCTGGAAATTTAGGTCAACATAGGTCTGGTTTTCCTGTTGATTTTGCACTTCAAAAAGTAACAAACACTACTTCTGATTGGACAGCAGGGGCTAGATTAATACAGAATAAAAGTTTACGTCCTAACGATACTAATCAACAATCTGACGCAACAAGCTTTAAATTTGATTATATGGATGGGTGGGGTACATCTAGTGCTGATTCAGACAGAACTGCTTGGATGTGGAAACGTGCTCCTAAATATTTTGATGTAGTTGCTTATGACGGTAGTAGTAGTAACGCAACTTACAATCATAATTTAGGTATAGCTCCAGAAATGATGTGGGTAAAAGTTACAGATGGAACTACTGGCTATTGGGCTGTAGGGTCAAATTATTTAAGTAATGGAACTGGTTGGGATAAAGAATTACGATTAAATGAGGCTACCCCTGAAGCAGCTACAAGCAAGTTTGATAATGCAAGTTCAGGTGGAACTGCGACAGCTCCTACAGCAACACAATTTACTGTAAGGCCAGGTACAGGTGATGTTAATGATAGTGGAAAAACACACATAGCATTTTTGTTTGCTTCAATTTCAGGTATATGTAAAATAGGAAGTTACACAGGTAATGGTTCTACACAAACTATAGATTGTGGATTTAGTAACGGTTCTAAACTTGTAATAGTTAAAAGAATTAGCACTGGTGCTAATGGCAATTGGGTTATTATGGATTCTGTTAGAGGTATAAATGCAGGTGACGATCCAACATTAAGTATAAATGTTACAAATCCAAATGACCCTTTTGATTTAATAAACCCACAAAATTCTGGTTTTGAGGTAGAAGAACACAGTGGATCATCTGTTCACAAAATAAATACGAATGGTGTAACTTATCTCTTTTACGCTATTGCAGCATAATATCAAACTCATATGAAAGGATCAATCAATGGGTGAATATAGACATAGAAAATCTGGAGTTGTAAAAACTCAAGGCGAGTGGAGAAAAGAATACTCTAATACTTCTTTTCCTGCTGTTTGGACTCAAGATACGTTAGACTTTATGAAGTTAGACGCAGTGTTGCCTAGCCCTCCTGCTACAACAACAGCGTATCAAACAAGTGTACGTGATGGTGTTGAGCAAGATAGTAAAGGCAACTGGGTAGAAAAATATGTAGCCAAAGATATGTTTGCTGATGATGATGAACTTGGCACTAAGGCAGAGCAAGAAGCTGCATATCAGGCAAAGCTAGACGCTAACACCGCAGCAAGCCATAGATCTACTAGAGATAAAAAACTTGCAGAGACAGATTTCTATGCGTTGTCAGATGTAACAATGTCAGATAATATGAAAACATATAGACAAGCTCTACGTGATTTACCAACACATAAAAACTGGCCTAATCTAGAAGATGCAGATTGGCCCACTAAACCTTGACAAATAAGAAAAAATGGGTTTAACTATGAGTGATATCAGACTATCTCCCGAAGAATTAGAAGAGATGCTAGACAACGCAGCTAGACGTGGTGCTAAAGAGGCTCTACGTTCTATAGGTTTGCTTGATGATGACGCAGCTAGAGATATTATAGAAATGAGAAGTTTACTAGAGGCATGGCGTGATACTCGTAAATCTGTTTGGTCAACAATAGTTAAAGTAACCACTGTCGCACTGCTGACATTTATCGCAGGTGCAGTGTGGATGACAATGGGTAAATAAGGAATATAGTATGGCAATAGATTCAAAAAAACCAAAGCCAAGAGATGAAGAGAGATCAGCACTTCTAGCATCAGCAGCTAAAACAGCACAAGAAATGGCTGATGATAATAATCCTAACGCTAGGGAAAGAGCACGAGAGATTGCAGCAGCAGAAGCTGCAGCCGATAGAGATGCACAATTATTGTCTGGAAATTATGGTGAAGCGGATCGGTTTAATCCTGTGCTCTATGGTGGAGGAAGTTATTCAGGTGGCTCAACCCTTAAACAAGCTACCCAAACTGATTTAAATAGATTTAAAGATGATAATAGTAGAGGCTATGCTGTTTATGACAGTGTTACAGATGCAGATGGTAATCAATATGTAGCTGTGTCTGGTAAAAACTCTAGCTTTATTGAAAAAATAAGTCCTGATGGAACTGTTGAAAGAATAGATAACGTAAGTAGCAAAAAAGGTAAGAAAAACACTAACGTAAACAGAGTTCTTGGGGCCTTTGATAATTTAAAATCAACATTAGATTTAAGTCAACCTAAACCCGAAGTAGATGATGATGTTGCAGACCCAGTAGACCCTACACCTGACCCTACTGATTTAGAACGTCTTCCTATAGATGTAGGAGATGTTGTAGGTGGTCCTGCTCTGCCACCTGTATTTCAACCTGAGCCTGACCCTGATCCTGATCCTATAGATGTAGGAGATTTTGTTCCTACTGTTCCTGCAACAGATGTATTGGAGTTAGAGGCTGATGAAGTAGCCCCTATTAATCCTTCTGTTCCACAGACTGTTATTCAAGATGTAGCTCCTGTAACATATCAGTCAGATCCTGTAAGTGTTGCACCTGCAACTTCTGGTTCAGGAACTCAAATTCCCTCAACAGGTACTTTTTCTGCACCTGTGCAAACAGCAGGTATTTCGGCTGTGCCCTCACAGGTGAGCTACAAAACACACTACGCAGGTACTGCAGGTGCTGTACCTCAAACACTTGTTACTACTGCACCAGGATTAGGACAACAGTACACATCTGGTTATCAGACAGTATACTATAGAAATCAGTTAGGACAGCGTATACCCATTACTGAGTTTAATGGTAGACCTACTACTTACGTACCACCAGGTTTTTATAAAGAGGTTACAAACCAACAACAAACAAATTCTGAATCTAAACCTGATTTAACACTTGTCCCTTTTGAATCTCAAGGTAGTCCTAACGTGCAAGTACAATTACCAAGTACTCCTGTGCAAATGTTTGAAGGTGGAGATGTAATACTAGCTAGAAAATTTTTAGGGTTTGACGGTCCTCCTCAACAGCTTGATAATTTCTTACAAGCTAGTCCTGCTGCTGCTGCACGTATGGGTAAGTACAGACAAGCTATGACAGATATGGGTAAAATGCGTATGGGTGCTTCACAGGGTACGGACGTTCGATTTCCTGACGGATCAAGCGATCAACCACCTGCAGATACTACTACAACACCTCCAGATCCAATGGCTCAGATGAGTGCTAATCTAGTCGGTCAAACAATGCAGCCAATGCAAGCCCCTACAAGTATGATAATGCCTACTGCAGGTGAGTTCATTCCAGTAGATGCAGGTCAGACTACACCTGTTGCTCCTATGGCTGATGCTGCTACTGTCGATACAGTACAATTAGCAGAGATGCCTACTAACGTAGGGGCAGTGACTGCTGACGCTACTGCTGTAGCTCCCGAAGTACAGGCAGAAACAGATAAGCTTGAAGCAGCCCAAGGTGAAGTCTCAAATATAATAGACGCTGCCCAACAAGAAACAAGTTCTGTTTCTGGAATGGAAGCTGCACAAGGGGAAGCTATAAAGGTAGATGGACCAACGGCTAGAAAACTAGAGACAGATCCTGTGACAGGTGAAAGTGAGCTTGTTTCTAGTGTGGCTAACGCTGAAACTGCTGCTGCTTTTGCTGAAGCAATAGAGGCTGAGACTGCTACTCCAAGTAAAAAAGCTACAGTTGCAGGTCAGTTAGAGGGGCTTATGGCTCAGTTTGAAGGTGGTAACACACCTGCTTGGGCTGCAGGATCTATGCGTACTGCGATGGCTACACTGGCTTCTCGTGGATTAGGTGCATCCAGTTTAGCAGGACAAGCTGTTATACAAGCTGCTATGGAGGCTGCTCTACCTATAGCTCAAATGGATGCCTCTACACAGGCACAGTTTGAAGCACAAAACCTATCTAACAGACAGCAACGTGCAATGCTTGCTGCTCAACAACGTGCTACGTTTATAGGTCAGGAGTTTGATCAGGCATTTCAGGCTCGTGTAATTAACGCCTCTAAGATTTCTGACATAGCTAACATGAACTTTACTGCTGAACAGCAGATAGCTCTAGAGGATTCTCGTGCAGCAAACACTATGGAGTTAGCTAACCTATCTAACAAACAAGCTATGGTAATGGCAGAGGCTGCTGCGTTGTCACAACTTGATATGGCTAACCTATCAAACAGACAGCAGACTGCTGTACAAAATGCAGCTAACTTTTTGCAGATGGACATGGCTAACTTGTCCAACCAACAGCAGACAGAAATGTTTAAGTCTCAACAAAACATTCAAGCTTTGTTTACTGATGCTGCTGCAGAAAATGCTTTTGCTCAATTTAACGCAGCAAATGAGAATCAAGTAAATCAATTCTTTGCAAGTCTGTCTAGTCAGACATCACAGTTTAACGCTACACAGCAGAACGCTATGGATCAGTTTAACATAAACAGTGTCAACTCTTTACGTGAGTTTAACTCTGGGCTACAACAACAGCGTGATTTGTTTAACGCACAGAATGGTCTCGTAATAGCACAGGCTAATGCTCAGTGGAGACAGAATGTAGCAACTATCAACAACGCCACTCAGAATGAAAGCAACATGGCTTTTGCTCAGACTATAAATGCTTTAACAGCTACTAACCTTGATGCAATATGGCAAAGAGAAAGAGATATATTGTCGATGGCTTTCCAAGTATCAGAGGGTAATGCTGACAGAGCTAACAGTATTATACTTCAGAAGATGGCAGGAGATAATAATATAGATGTTGCAGAGCTACAGGCTAAGATAGGTGCTGCTCAATCAAAAGGTAATTTTATTGCTGAAATGTTTAAGAAAATTATACCTTTACCATTTTAAATTAGGGATACGACATGTTACCACCTGAACAAGATAGAAGAAGAAAAAGAAGATTGGCTGAACAGTATAATCCTGAGTTAAATTTAGGAGAACCTGGTGAAAAGCGAAAATCAAAAGGAGGTCTTGCAGAAAGAACTACAATCGCTAGTGCTGAAGAGGTCAAAGAAGGTGTAAGGAGAATGCAAAATGATCCTAAAAAAACATCATCAAACAGTGGATCTGATGATAACTTTGCTTTTGCAGGGGGATGGGGTGAATTACTAGCAGAAGTTTTTTCTAGTGAAAATGAATCTCCTGAGTTAAAAGAAAAGAAAGCTAGTTTGAGTATGGATTCTATGCAAAGATCCCTTTCTTCTAAAGGAGAGGAACCAAGCAAGTCAGATAATTTAATTGATTTTATTATAAAACATGAAGGTTTTAGTTCGACTGCTTACGATGATGTTAAACAAACGTCCATAGGTTATGGAACAAAAGCTACCAGTAAAAATCAAACAGTAACTGAAGCTGAAGCAAGAAAATTGTTAGAAAGAGATGTAGACATTGCACGTAAAGCTGTTTTAAAAATGAAAGACGAAGCAGGTTATGACTGGAACGAGAATAAAGTAGATGCCCTTACTAGTTTTACTTACAACGCAGGGGAAGGTAATCTCAAAAACTTAACAAAGAATGGCACAAGAAGTAACGAAGAAATTGCTGCTATGCTACCAGAGTACAAAAAAGCAGATGGTAAAGTTATTGATGGTCTTATAAAAAGAAGAGCAGCAGAACTTAAATTATTTAACGAAGGATATACTTGATGACAGAGGCAGCACTTAGAGCAGCAATACCAGGACAGTCTTTAACGGACACACCTAAGAACTATCCTTGGGAAAGACCTGCAGAAATAGCAGACCCTAACGATGCTGTAAAATACCACATAGATAGGGTTTCAGAAGAGGACGTTATAGACAACGTGTTGGATGCTCTTGAGTTTGGAATCCCTGCTAAAACACTTTCTGAGGCAATGATGACAGGGGCAGTGGCTTCAGGTATCCACACCATAGATGTAAGTCTCATTGTTGAGCCTATTGTCAGAGACTTTATTATGAAAGCTGCTGACATGGCAGGTGTCGAATATAAAGAAATGTTTGAGCCTGATAAACCAAGTATGGCTGAACGTGCTTCTATGTTTGCTGATGCAGTTGAGGCAACACCTGAAGCAGAGATGGACAAGGGTTACGAGATTTTAAAAGAAGCTTCTGAGTCTATGCAGGAAGAACCAGTAGAAGAAACAACAGAAGAAAAACCTAAAGGTTTGATGGCGAGGTAAAAAAGATGGTAACAGGAACAGTAATGGCAGGTGCTTTCTTTAAAAACCTAGCAGATACTATGGAAAAAAACAGAGAGTACCTAAAAGCAAAACAGGGTATGCTTGAAGAATATATGTTAAAAGCAGGTTTTGAAGAGAGAGCTAAACTAAAAGAAGCTAGAGCAGAAAGAGCAAAGCTTTTAAATCAAGCAACAGACCTTGGTCTTACTGAGGAAGCTTCAGCAATATTATATTCTACTGGTCAGCTACAGAGCACTGTATCTTATTTAAAAAAGATAGAAGAATCTGAAGATCCCGATAAAAAGATAAACAGAGCAGGTCTAACAAGATTTAGTGAGGCTCTCGTAGAAAGTGTGCCTGAAGAAAAACTAGGTGCAGCTATGAAGTACGCTTTTGAGCTAGGGGCTGCAGAAGATCCAAGCTCTGATAAACTAGTAGAAGCTATACATGCTACATCACTGGATGAATATGATGAAGCTATATCTGAGTTTATGAAAACACCTCAGACTACTAGTGCAGTAGCTCCAAACATAAGTGTCTTTGATATTAACAAAAGAGGTTTGGTTGATTTAGATCTAACAGATATAGGCTCAGCTAGAAAGAATATGGAAAGACAACTTGCTGCTCAACTAGGAGGCCAATATAACGCTGCAGAAGACACAGTTACATTTGCAAACCCACAAGCAGCAGATAGAATTATTGATAGGGCTGAAACTAGATACATCGAACAAGTAACTGATCCACTAAGATCAAGAAGTCCTAATGTTGTCATAGATGAAATAGTTAATAAAGTAGTATCTCTTGTTGGCACTGAGGGTTTACAACTAAAAGATATAGCAGCCGTAGATTATTTTAACACTATGCCAACACCAATAGTAAGAAATCCAGAGGACACAGTTCCTACTTCTGCTGACGAAGATATTATTGAGGAAGAGACAGAAAATTAAATGAGCACTTACGTACAAAAAGCACCTGACTCTAGTTTTATTGATCTCGTTGAGGATGACGATTTCAAAAGAGACTTAGTTAGATTTTTTAGTGGTGGTAGATATAAATATACTAAAGACCAAATAAAAGAAATGGGTTTTGAAAATCTCACCAAAGATTTTATAGAACACATGAGAGCACAATCAGTCAACGAAGTTACCGCTACAAAAGATTTAAACTATGTTCGCAACAAAGACTTCAGCTACAAAGGTAAACAAGCTTTTGGTAGGCTGACCCAGGCGTGGGATAATTCTAAAGACGCAGGTACAGGTTTCTTTGATGGTCTTGGAGACTTTGCAGAGGGTGTTATTACTGCACCATCTACTTACTTGGGGTTTGCTAGTTTTGGTCTTGGAAAAGTTGGGGCTAAAGTAGCATCTAAAGGTGTTCAGTTAGCTGTCAGAGCAGGTCTGAAAGAAACTCTAAAAAAGAATGTAGTTAAGTCCTCTATAGCGAGACAGTCTGTAAAAGACGCAGGTACAGGTGCAGTAACTGGTGCTGCTGTCTCTGGGTTTCAGGGTAAACAACAAGGTGAAACTAGAGAAGAACTTGGAGTAGGCCCAGAATACACAACAAAAGATTTAATCTTTGACTCTACTGTGGGTGCTGTAACTGAAGGAACTTTTGGTGCAGCCACAGGTTACATCTCTGGTTTTGTAGGTAGAGGTAGAGCTAAAAAAGTAGACGATGTAATGTTGGAGAGAAACACTACATTTAAACAACAGGCAGAAGAGGCTGCTAAAAAATCTCTTGGAACTATAAAGGCTGCTTCAGACGCTGAGAAGAAACAAGCTATGAATATTGTAGCTGATGTAGAAGATATATTGTCTGCTCGTGCAGGAGTAAAAGGCGCTAAGATAAAAGCCAGATTAGATCCTGAACGTGTAGCCAAAGGTAGAGCTATTCTCAACGCAATGTCAGATCCAAAAGCAAACCCAGAGTTTAGTTCTGGTCTTTCAGTGCAAACAATGAGAGGTATTGCTGCTGCTAGTATAGACCTCATGAGAGAGTTGAAGCTAGATACAAAGAGTGGTGACATCAGGATTACTGAAGCTATAGCTAACAAGTTGAGAGATGGAGAAGGCCAGGAAGTATTTACAATACTCAAGGATGTAAAAGATAAGTATGGTCTTTCTAAAGATGAGTTCTCTATGATCTACTTATCTGAGGTATCAAGAGCAGGTCAAACACTAGGGTTTCAAAGTGCCATAAAACGTGGTGCGAAGATAGATATGGATAAAGCATCTGATATAGATGTTTTGTTTTCTAAAGGTGCTTCATCTATCAGCAGTCAAGACGCACAGGAAATATCTGCAGCAGCAGTTAGAAATTCTAAGGGTGGTGTTTACAAGTTCTTGCAGGATTTAGACACCATGAGAATATCTTTTATGACTTCTCAACCTGCTACTACAATGCGTAACTTGACTAACGTAGGTATCCTTATTGGAACAGATATGGTAGACCAAGTTAACAAGGCTATCTACAAAGGGATTACTGGTGACGCATCTCAAATAAAAACTTTTATACCTAACATGACATCAGTTATCAGAGGTCTTTCTTTTAACAACACAGAAGCAAAGATACTAAGACAGATTATGTTAGAGGAAATGCCAGAGCAGTCCATGCGCTTGTACAATCAAGCCATGAGACTAGAAGTCGGTATGGAAAGCAGTGGAGCTTTAGCCAAGATAGGTAGATTCGTGAACATGGCTAACACTCTTTCTGATTCTGTTTTTAAAGAGGGTATCTTCTATGGATCTCTAGAGAGGCAGTTCAGAGACAAAGGTATGTCGATGTCTGATTGGTTAAGGACTAACACTAAGTTAGAGGATCTACCAGAGGGTATAGACATAAACCTTGCCGTTGATGACGCAAACAGACTTACTATGCAGAGAGATTTTAGGGGTGCTGATTCTGTACTAGCAAGCACAACAAGAGGGTTAGTAAACTTAAATAGAAAAGTACCATTCCTGGTTTCAGCAGCAGCAGGTGTTCCCTTCCCAAGATATTTAGGTAATCACTTACAGATGGTATCTGACTACGCTCCTGTTCTTGGAGAGATGTTACACAGATCAGGTCTGACTGAAGGTGCTAAAGATGATGCCACTAGGTATGCACGTCAAGCCACTGGAGCTATGATGTTGTTTGCAGGGTATCAGATAGCTAAAGATAGAGATGGTGAGGTTGATTACGGATCAATAAAGAATGAGCTAGGAGCACAAGAGGATCTTAAACCTTTACTAGGTGCTGCCATGTTTCATATGTATCTAGGTGATCAGGCATGGAGGTATGAGAATGGTCTTCCTACTTCTTTTGACAACACAGATCAGTTGAAGAGAGACTTACAAGATGTCCTTGGTGGAATACCAGAGTTTTCTTTTGATCTTGGTATCCCTGTTGCAATATTAGATGCTGCAGCAAAACAAGAAATAACACCAGATTTAGAGAAAAAGTTTGGAGATTTCTTAGCTACATTTACGATGCCAGGTGCGATAGCTAGAGACTTGATAGGACAGGCAGACTATGATCAAGCAGGTAATCCTTACACCAGAGAACTAGCACTTACAGATGATGTTAAACTAGACTACAGTGGTGCTGAGATGACTAACAGAGCACTGAGGATGTTACCTGATGTAAGATCTGTGCAGTACTTACAGTCTTTCAATGATGAGACAGACATTGCTTACTATGACTTTGACAACCCTGTAGCTAGAGGTAAAGTAAACCCTGCTCTAAAACAGATTACTGGTAGAACAGCAGAGCCACCGTTGACATCACTACAAAAAGAAATGTCTAGGTACAATCTAAAGAACTGGCAGATATATGGAAGCACTGCAACAAAGAGTGCTAACATTGATCTTGTGTTGAGGGAGAGACTAGCTAAGTCAATGTACAAAGACTTTGAAGACTGGAAGTCTAAAGCACCTGCTTCAAAGAAATATGGAGAGATGACTTACGATGAGATTGTAGCTAGTGATAGTATCTCTAACTTAGACAAAGCCAATCTTCTTGAGGGTTGGATTAGAAAGAAAATAAGAAAAGAGAAAGAACAAGTCGAGGCTTTGTTTGATTCTTTTGTAGCTGAGAGTCCAGTAAAAGCTAGAGGCTATATCAGAAACAACTACATAATTTATTCTAAGGGTAAAGAGGGTAAACAAAACTTAGACACTGCTGCACAAACCCTTGGGTTCAATACAGCAGATGAATACTTGGCTGAGTCTGAAACTATATCAGATGAATTAACAAGAAGAATGAAACTTCTAGCCATAGTTCCAAACATACGAGAGAACGAACCGTATGACTAAAAAGAAACCCCCAGGAATTAACTGGGGGTTTTTTAGTTTGTTATTTCTTTTTAGTATTTTTATACTTTATCATTTTGTCTGAGTAAGAGAAGGCTTCTTCAACTATCTCCTCAGACCTGTTATACTTACCAGAGGCAAGGAGTCCTGACAAGGCATGACCTGCAAAAAAATCGTCAGTCTCCACCTTTATCTGGGTAGTGTCTTTCTTTGACACAAACTCTTGGGCTTCTTGCTCAAGGGTTTTTTTATTATCTTTTTTAGTCATTTATGTTTTTCTTTTAAT